TCAACGTCCGACTCTCGCCGTGGCTCATCCCGATTTTCGACGCGCTGCAAAATCCTCTCGTGCGTCGCGTGCATTTCCGCAAAGCCGTGCAAATCGGCGGCACGCTGGTCGCTGACATCTGGGTGCCGTGGTTGATAGCCAACGACGCCGGGCCGATCTCGTGGACGATGCAGACCGACGAGATGATTGACCGGCACGCGAAGTCGCGGCTGAACCCGATCTTTGAATCGTGCAAGCCGGTCGCGGCGATGCTGCCGAGACCGGGACCGCAGCGGACGACGACCGAGATCTACTTCGGCGGCTTTTTCTTTTTGCTCAACCCGGCGAACCTTTCCAGCCAGCAGTCGCAGTCCATCCGTTACAAGATCAACGACGAAATCTGGCTCCCGAAGTGGCAGGAGGTGTATGGTCACGCGATCGCTCGCGTCAGTCGCTTCGAGGAAGTCGGGCGCTCCAAGATTTACAACACCTCGCAAGCTCCGATTATGGACGCCGAGACCGGCAACGTGGAAGACACGAGCTTTCGGCAGGGCAATCAGCAGGAGTGGTCCGCCGAGTGCCCGGCGTGCCACAAGGTGCACCCGGTCGCGTTCGCCTTGGACAAGAACGAGGAGACCGGGCTGCGGGGCGGCGTGGTCTGGGACGCAGCGACGAAGCGCGATGACGAGACGTGGGACGTTGCGCGGGCCGTCGAGTCGTGCCGGTTCCGTTGCCCGCATTGCGGCCACGAGTCGCCGGACGACGACGTGACGCGGGCGCGATGGAAACGCACCGGGCGCTTTGTGCCGATGAATCCATCCGCGCCGGTCGAGATCCAGTCCTTCCGCGTCGAGTCCGTCGTCAGCCGGCCGATGCGATTGCTGGTCGAAGAATTCTGCGAGGCCGACAACCACCACGTCCGGCAGGGCGACGACAAAATGAAGATCGAATTCCGGACAAAGCGCGAGGCGAGGCCGTGGGTGGTCGAAAAGAAAGTCGTCAATCTGTTCGTCACGCCGAGCGATTACACCGTCGGGCAGTTCTCGAACGGCGAGGGCATCGAGGGCGAAGTGATTCGCTTCATGTCAATCGACCGCCAGCAGGACCACTGGTGGCTCGAAATCGGAGCGTTCAGCTCGGCGACCGGGCCGACCTACAAGCAGCTCTATTTCGGACGCGTCGAGACGCGGGACCAACTCCGGCAGATGCAGCACCGATACAAGGTCCAAGACTCGTGCGTGGCGCAGGACCGAGGCTACCGACCCGCCGACGTTGACCGAGATTGCGCCGACTTCGGCTGGCGAGGGATGCGCGGGCACGCTCGGAAGACTTGGACGATGCGCGACGAGGCGACCGACGCGCTGATCAACTTCCCGTTCAGCGAGCCGCGAGTCAGCGACTACCGGGGCGGTGACGTGTTTTACTACGACTGGAGCGGCGACTACTTCAAAGACCTGCTCGCGAACGCGCTGGAACGGAAGGGCGATCTGAAATGGTTGCTGCCGGCGGACGTAAACCCGCTCTACCTCGAACACCTCAAAGGCGAATCCAAGGTCGAGATCCGCACCGGCGTCTGGGAGTGGCGCGAGGTGAAAAGCAACGCACCGAATCATGGACTCGACACCTCGGCGATGATGCTCTGCATGGCGACGATTGCGAACGTGCTGCGCTACACGCCGCCGAAGGAATAGCCGCGTTTGACGTTTCGAGCCTTGGTATGCTCGACAACCCATTTCTCGGACTGGACACCGCCACCTTAACGGCGCTCAAGACCAAGACCCTCGACGCGATTCAGGCGGTGCTTTTAAACCAAAGTTACTCGCTTAACGGCAAGTCGGTGAGCCGGGCGGACCTCAACGCGCTGAACAACATGCTGGGCAACTTGCAGGACGCATTGACCGACGCGGCCGGAACGTCAACGGATACGACATTCGTTAGCTTCACCGGCAACTAATCATCATGAGCACCGATTTCTTCGACGCGTCAAAACTGGTCACGGACAAACCGTGGATTGATCGTGCGCTGGAAAACATCGCGCCGACGTGGGCGCTGAAACGCCTAGAGGCTCGCGTGCAGAAGTCGCTTTTCGAATACAACGCAGCTCGGACGAACCGGCTCTATTCGCCGAAGCAATACGCGCAGCCGTCCGAGTCGTCGCAAAATCAGCGCGACCGCGTCGTGCTCATGTATGAGGCTCGCGATCTGGTGGACAACGCACCTGAGATTCGCGAAGTGTCGCGCAAATTTGGGCTCTACCTGACGCCGCACGAATACTCACCGACGACTGGCGATCGTGATTACAACCGCGTGGTCGACGAGTATTTCCACGCGTGGTGCAAAAACTGCGACGTAACGAACCGGCACAGCTTCAAGAAATTGGTGCAGCTCGCAGCCGAGGAACGACCGATCGACGGCGATTGCGGTTTCGTCATCCGGCGCAGCGGCGAAGGGCTCAAGCTGCAACTCGTGCCGGCAACGCGCATCGGCAACCCGAACGACACGGCGGTCGCCTCGAACAACTATTATCAGGGCATCATCACGAACGACTTCGGCCAGCCGGTCGCCTACCGGATCTTCCGCGTGGACCGGAACGGCGTTTACTTTGGCGCGGAGGACATTCCAGCGAATCAGTTTTGCCACTACTTCGATCCAAATCGCAGCGACCAATATCGGGGGGTGTCGGATCTGGCGAGCGGCATCCAGACGGCGCGGATGCTGCACGAAATCTTGCAGGCGGAAAAGGCCGGCGTGCGCTTCTCGTCGCAGCAGGCGGCTTTGATCTTCAACGACCGAGGCACGGCGAACCCGCGCAACCTTTTTCAGCCGAACCCGACGATGGCGTTGCCGAACGGGCAGCAGCAAAAGAACGAGCTGACCGAGGTTGGGATGATTCGATATTTCCAGAACTCGGACCGCGTTGAGGTCATGCCGTCGCGTCCGTCGCAGGCGTTCACCGGTTTCGTGCAGCACCTTATGCACGAGATCAGTCTTTCGGTGGGCATACCCGAGGGTGTCTTGTTCGGCACCTCGGACTTTCGTGGCCCAAGCGTGCGGGCAGAATTCGCCGCAGCCGACCGAGTCTTCACGAAGCAGCAGGGCGTGCTGACCGACAAGGTTCTCGATCCGATTAAGGACGCCGTGATTCTCGACGCCATCGCACGCGGCGAGATCGCACCGCCCGCGCTTCTCGCAGGCGAGACAATGGTGCAGGCTCTGCGCCGTGCGACGAAGGGCGAGTGGCGATTCCCGGCCAAGCTTAGCATCGACGTTGGCCGCGAGAGCGCCGCGAACATGAACGAGAACCGGCAGGGAGCGAAGTCATTGCAAGAGATCGCAGCCGAGGAAGGCACGGACGCTTTCGCACGGCTGGAGCAGATCGCAATCGAAGCCGGATTCGTGAAGGAACTCGCGGTAAAATACGGCGTGCCGGAGACGGCGATCCGCCTAACGACGACCTCTCTGCCAAGCACGCCAGCGGCCGCAGCCGCAGCGGGCGACGCGGTGGGCGCGAGCGCAGCCAAGGCGCAGGCCGAAAGCGTCGCGCAGGCACCCGCCGCCATCGAGCCGGTGCAGCAGATCGAGAACGACGCGAATCTGGTTACGATCAACTTCGCCACCGATTCCTACATCCCAACGCAGGCAATGGCGGACAACGCACGCCGGGCGCTTGAGATCCGCGAGAAAAAACCGATGTCGCAGCGCGGCATGACGAGCGTCGGCATCGCCCGCGCGCGGGACCTGATGAACAAGCGGCCGATGAGTGAGGACACCGTGCGCCGCATGAAAGCCTTTTTTGACCGGCACGAAATCGACAAGCAGGGCGACACGTGGGACGAGCAGGGCAAGGGATACCAAGCGTGGATGGGCTGGGGCGGCGACGAGGGCTACTCGTGGAGCACGGCCATCGTCGAGCGGCTGAACAAGCAGGCGGAAAAGAAAGACCTCTCGGTCGCGGCCGCAGAAGTGCAGCATCAGTTTGCGCGCAACACGCCACTGGGCGCGGAGGACTGGCTGGACGCGGTGCAGAAATACCGGGCGAAGCAGATGAACACGATTCAAGAGACGAAGCAGAGCGTCACTGGTGACCAAAGCATCATCGAGCTGAGCAAACCGAAGCGCAAAAAATAATTCCCATGATCCACACCCAGACCGAAATCGATAACCTCGTTGAGTTGGCCATTATCCAGCGCGCCGAGCTGAAAAAGCTGGTCGAGTCGCTGCCGCAGTTGCGCGACCATTTGTCGTCTGAGATCGAGCGGAACCTCGAAGAAATCGAGCCGGCGATTCGCAGCGAGCTCGAGCAGTTCGTCACGGCTCGCGCACTCGACGCGCACGCGCAGACGAGCACCGCGTTGACGGCCAAGATTGACGAGCTCGCACGCTCGCTGGAAACGACGACGGCGGCGCGCTACTCGGTCCTGATCGCCGAGCGCGAGAAAAACGAGTCGCTGCTCGCACAAGCCGAGGCACGCATTGCCGAGGCGGCGTCGGCTCTGCCGGGCTCGGTGAAGGAGATCGTTGCGGGCGAGCTCGCACGTTTTCCGCGTGCCGGCGAGATCGATCAACTACGGAAGGAATTCGCTGAGCCAAAGGGCTTGAACCCGCGCGGAAAATGGTCGCCCGACGAGACGTATCAGCGGCTCGACCTCGTGACAATCAACGGCGATTCGTTCGTCTCGAACATCGATGGCAACCGCGAGCGGCCAAGCCGAAGCGCGGCGGACTGGACTCTGAACGCAGCACGCGGCAACAGCGGCGGCGGCGGAAGCGTCACTTCAATTATCGACCTGATCCCAGCGCCGAGCGCGGGGCAAATTCTCGGCAGCGTCGGGCCGAATTACGTTCCGAAGAATCTCGTCGCGGGCGCAAATATCACGATCAGCGAGACCGACACGGACATCACGATTGTCGGCACCGAAGGCCAGATCGAGCTGACGGACGGGACCGAGGCGGCACCGTCGCTGTTCTTTGTCAGCGACACAAATACCGGCATGTATCGCCCGGCCGCAGACACGGTCGGAATCGTCGGCGGCGGCAACGACGTTGTGCGGCTCACCGGCGTGGCGAGCGCGACCGATTACCTTGAGATTAAGAACGGCACCGGCACCGGTAACCCGCTCCACGTTCTCGCCGAGGGCGCGAGCGCAAACATCGGCGTGCATTTGCAGCCGAAGGGCAGCGGGCTTTTCACGATCAGCGACGGCACCGACTTCAACAAGGGCATCCGATTCCGCAGTTCATCCAGCGCCGCCGGCACCGTGACCTTGCTGGATGCTGTCTCGACCGCCGGCCGCGTCGTGACCTTGCCCGACGCAACCGACACTCTCGTTGGCCGCTCGACCACGGACACGCTGAGCAACAAGACCATGATTGCGCCGGCGCTCGGGACGCCGACAGCTTTGATCGGCACGAACATCACCGGCACCGCAGCAGGACTGACCGCAGGCAACGTGACCACGAACGCAAATCTAACCGGCGACGTGACGAGCGTGGGCAACGCAACGAGCATCGGGGCGGGCGTTATCGTTGACGCGGACATTAACGCGAACGCGGCCATCGCGGACACGAAGCTGGCGACGATCAGCACGGCGGGCAAAGTCAGCAACTCGGCCACGACTGCTACTAACGCGAACACCGCCAGCGCAATCGTCGCACGCGACGGCAGCGGCAACTTTACGGCCGGCACGATCACGGCGAACTTGACCGGCAATGTCAGCGGATCCTCCGGCAGCACGACCGGCAACGCGGCGACCGCAACCGCATTGCAGACGGCGCGCGCTATCAACGGCGTGAACTTCGACGGGACTGCGGCTATCACGGTGACCGCGGCGGCTGGCACGCTGAGCGGAACGACGCTCGCGGCAGGCGTGACGGCTTCCTCGCTGACCTCGCTCGGGACCATCGCGAATCTCACCGCAACGGCGGGCACCGTTGCAACGACGCCGACTGCTTCGACCGACATCGCGAACAAGCTTTACGTGGACACGGTGGCGCAGGGCCTCGACGCCAAAGCCTCGTGCGTCGCGGCGACGACGGCGGACATCACGCTGAGCGGAGCGCAGACCATCGACGGCGTCTCGGTAATCGCGGGCAATCGCGTGCTGGTAAAGAACCAATCGCTCTCGCAGAACAACGGCATTTATCTTTGCGCTTCGGGCGCATGGACGCGCACGACCGACGCGGACACGTGGGACGAGCTGACCTCGGCTTTCACGTTCATCGAGCAGGGCACCGTAAACGCCGACTGCGGTTTCGTCTGCACCGCGAACGCAGGCGGCACCCTCGGCACGACCGCGTTGCCGTGGTCGCAGTTCTCCGGCGCGGGCACGTTCACGGCTGGCACCGGGCTGACGCTCACGGGCTCGGTCTTCTCGCTCACGTCGCCCGTCGCAGTGGCGAACGGCGGCACCGGGTTGACCAGTCTCGGCTCCGGCGTTGCGACGTTCCTCGGGACGCCATCCTCGGCAAATCTTGCGGCGGCGGTCAGCGACGAGACGGGATCGGGGTCGCTGGTCTTCGCCACGAGTCCCACCCTCGTCACGCCAATTCTGGGGACGCCTCAGAGCGGCACGCTGACGAGCTGCACCGGTCTGCCCATCAGCACGGGCGTCTCTGGTCTCGGCACGGGCGTGGCTACGGCTCTGGCGGTCAACGTGGGCAGCGCGGGCGCACCGGTAGTCAACGGCGGCGCATTGGGCACACCATCCAGCGGCACGGTCACGAACCTGACGGGCACGGCGTCAATCAACATCAACGGCACGGTGGGAGCCACCACGCCGAGCACGGGCGCGTTTACGACGTTGAGCGCGACGGGAGTCTTTTCGTTCACCGGGGCGTCTGCTTTTCCCGGCGTTCTCGGGTCCGATGGAATCGCCCGAGGTTACGCCAGCAGCGCGCTCGGCTTGGTCTTGTATGGGCGCGGCTCCACACATGACGTTTTCATCGCTGACCGAAACGCCAACGACATATTGAAGGTAGTCGCAGCGGGGGACACGATCATCAACAGCGCAAACAGCACGGTGCTGTTGCAGACGGCGAGCGTAACGCGGGCCGCGTTCTCTTCCACCGGCGTAGCAATCACCGGCGCGTTGAGCAGCACAGGAAATGCAACGCTAGGAGGTGTCCCATCAGCGGATACTCACACGGTCAACGGAATTACCACGGTTAATTTCGATCTAAACGGTGTCGGTAAATTAGTCCTCAACAATCAAAACACAGGAGCCGCAAGCAGTTCTGCGCTAGTGTTTGGTGACACCGGCACTGAGCGTTGGAAGTGGGCATCTTACCGTGACGGGACAGGACAAATAAGACTCAGCCGCGTAGGCGGTAGCGACATTCTGAACGTCTCAGACACCGGATTGGCAGTCACCGGCGCGTTGAGCACGACAGGCGCACTTGCCATCGGCAACACCGTGAACACCGTGAGTCCGACGTCGCCCAACCGAACCGTGACCATCGTCATCGGCGGCACGACCTATTATCTCGCAGCAAAAACGACCAACGACTAACATGACCAACGAACAAGCACTCCAGAACCTCTACGCAGCAGCCCGCCAAGCGCCATTAAAGGCCGACGACCACGATCTTGTCCGCAAGTGCGCGGAACAGATCGCCGAGGCTCTAAAGCAATTGGCTGAGAAGAAAGAAGAATGAGCGGCACGACCGACACCAACTGGCGCAGCTACGGACCCGTTGACGACGGGACAACCGTGGACGCGGCTAGCTGGCAGGCACCGCTCGACCCTGAGAACTGGGACGACTTGGTGAAGTGCTCCAACTGCACAGGGCTTGTCATCAGCGGGCTTACGATTCCAGCCTCGCGTGAGGACTCGATTGATTGCGTGCGCGGCGGCGGCTACACGGTGCAAAACTGCACGATTGGCGGCAGCGTGACGGTCAAGGGCGCAATCAATGGATTCACGCTCTACGGCTCCTGCGTCAGCGGCACGATTGAGCTGGGCCAGTATGACAACTATTGGACCCGTGGCCGCGCTCCCACGCAGAACGTTTCAATCCTCGACACCACCTCGCCGGATGGGTCGCCGATTCGCGTCAAGGTTTGGGACGCGGAGATGCCGTTTGTGCAGAATAGCAATGTGAAGATTACCAAGATACCAAAGTGGATTTGGTGGCCCTACTTTTTGTTCCGCCGTTTGACGAATCCCAAAGCAGTGTAACCATGCTCGATCTGCTCACAAATGCTCTCGGCGGCGGTGCTCTCGGCGTTTTGCTCCGAATCGGCAACGGGTTTTTCGAGAACTACAAGGCCGGGCAGGACCACAAGCGGAAGCTCGAAGAAGCAAAGGCGATGGCTGAGATCGCGAGCGACAAGGCCAAGTGGGATGCGTTCACCGCGAGCCAGCAGGCGGCGACACCGTCGGCAAACATTTCACCGTGGGCGGCGAATGTCATCACGCTGTTTCGCCCGGTC